TGGCAGAATTGGCAATTAAAGCCAAAGCTCTATTCACAGGACTCACTAAACTTTTAGACTTTGGTCCTCTATTAGCAAAAATTAAAGGTTCAAAGTTTGTTCTTACGATAACAAGAGCATTTGAATCCATTGTTTTATTTGGCGAACGTCTTGGTGCCAAAATGGGTGACTTGTTTAAGATGTTCAAAAACTCGAACTTTGTTACAAAAATTACCGAAGGATTCACTAAGATTTTAGATATCGGTAAGAATTTTGGCGCCAAGGTGTCGGGTATTTTTACATCAATTAAGAGTTTCTTTACTCAATCGGAATTTATCACCGATATAGTGAATGCATTTAAGAATGTAGCAGCCAAATTCAAAGGTGTAAAGGACCTTGTAATGGGTATCGGAAAGGTAGGAGCAGGAGCCTCGGAAGCTGTAGGTTTATTCGGCAAAATCTTTGCCCCATTCTCCAAATTCTTTAGCAGCATTGCGCAAATTGCACCACGTTTTCTGGCCTTAGGAAAGGCATTCGGTTCTCTTGCTGGTAAATTGGCAATACCAATCACCATCATTTTAGGTATTTGGGATTCGATCACCGGTTTCATTGATGGTTTCAAGAATACCGAAGGCACAATGCTGGATAAGATTGTGGGAGGTCTTAAAGGAGGACTTTCAAAGTTGGTCGAAGGACTTATCGGCGGTCTCCTTGATATGCTCAAGGGTGCAGTTTCATGGATTGCAAAGGCTCTTGGTTTTGACGGTATTGCGGCAGCCCTGGACAGCTTTAGTTTTAGTGAAATTCTCGGTAAACTAATCGGCAATCTTGTCGATGGTGTTGTAGGATTCTTTACCGATCAATTTGCGGTATTTAAAGTTCTATTCGATAACATTAAAAAGATGTTTAGCGGAGAGATTGATTTTAAAACGCTATTCCTTGAACTACTGGGTGGTATCATTAGAACCTTATTGGCACCGGTAAATGCCATTGGCAAATTAGCTGGGTTCGACATTACCAAGAAAGCTCTGAGTCTATTGGGTCTTCCAGATACAGGAAGAACCGATGTTGGTGGTACTCCTAAAGCTCCAAAGGTTAAAGCCGATGCAGAAGTAAAGCCGGGAGAAAATGCTACTGAAACAAATACTGTAACAACCTCTACATCCGAAAGCATTTCTCTATCCGACAGAGAACGTCTTGAAAAGGAAGCACTCACTTCTAAATCTGCGCTAGTAACAAATAATTCTATACTTGCCGCGCCGGGACAAGTTCAGGCAGTTGCTGCACCAGGACAAGTTCTAACAGTTGCTGCACCAGCAAACGTTAATTTAACACCAACTGCAAACCTTGATGCTCCGATGGTCGGTAGCGATGCCGAAGTTCTAAATCGCTATGCAGAAACCGCTGAACTTGAAGCAATTGATAGTCCTATTGTCGGCGCCGAAATGAATGCACTTCAGTCAGACACGGCTCAAGCAGAAGCAGAACGTGCATCTACTCCTATTGTGATTCCTGCACCTGCATCGGGTCGAGGTGGTGACCGTAAGGTTATCAATAACTCACAGGCAATTACCTACAACTCCAATAATATGCCCGACCGTACGGGCTGGATGTTGACTCCACAATTCGGGTACTAAAAAGAGGGTCCCCTTTCGAGGACCCTCTCATCATAATATAAAGATCAAGTCGATACGGATTAGTCTTCCTTTGCTAGCTTGGCAAAGTAACTAAGGGTGTCCCCTGTATCTTCTTCATCATCGCTGCCTGCCTCAACAGGCTTAAATGCTTCTCTTGGAGCAGCCGCTTCAACAGTGGCTTTTCGCGGAGCCGGTTGGGATTCGCTCAATTCAACCGCTTCAGCAGTTGTAAGGACCTGACCTTCTTCACCGAGAACTTCATACAATTTACGTTTGAGTTCGGCGTATGACTTGTAGTTCTTAGGATCAACAAAGTCCTTGAGTGCGTGCATTGAGTTGTAGATGGCTTCCAACTTAGCTTCATCTCCACCGAAGAGAGGAGCCGCAGGAGCAAACTCCGATTTGTCGTAGTTGCGGTAACCCTCAACATTACGAATCTTGAGCTTAAAATCGGCACCCGACCAGAAGTCAAATGGATTCACTGGCTTCTCATCTTGGAAGGCTGGTTGCATTACATCCAGCATCTTATCAAAGATTTTCTTGCCGAATTTATAGAGGAATACCTTACCTTCGTTGGCTGGATTTGCTGGGTCTGAAATCACGAGGATATTTGAAACATAGTGAAGACGGCGTTTCTGAGCGCGGGCGACTTCCTTATCCTTCTCATCACCAGAATTCCAGAGCTTGGAATTGAGTTCACCAACGGGGTCTTGCTGACCAATTGAACTGAGAGAGTTCTCGATGTACCAACGTCCGGTTGGACCCTTGAAGCCATGGTCCCAATAGCGGACCCACGGGAGTTCCTCACCAGCCTTAGCCGGAAGGAAACGAATAACTGCATAACCGTTACCGGCTTTATCTACGATTGGAGCCCAGAGGCGGTCGTCCGTGTAGGATTTCTTCTCGCCGCCACCGGCGACTTTTTGAGCAGCCGCTGTGAGGCTACTGATTGCATTATTGCGATTATTTTTGAGTGCTGCGAATGACATAGTATTTTAGTATGGTTGTATGATTGACGTATATGATAATATCCTTTATTCCCTATTTGTAAACCTCAAAAGTATGATTTCACGCAACTTTTTTATGTCTACCTTCTGTTTTAGGAATGGCTTGAACTTTAGAACTTTCTTGGAAAACTCGGGCCATAGAATGGTCTCCGTAATCTTTGAGCGTTTCATAAAGCCCACCATAATGTCGAGAACTACCAAGGTTTCAAGCTCAATAGTTTTGTCCATCACCAATGTCGCAATTCGTGGATGAGCTCCATTCTCCGACTTAAATAAGTCATCAAATGCAAGCCCATTACCCTTACAATGCTCCACCAGTCTGTCTACTTGATCGCCAAAGAAATAACTCATTGACTCTATCCGTTTTAGATAGAACTTGTAGTTATCGTCTGCCGATTGTTCAACTAGATTGCCTGCCCAGCACTTACCCGTATCCAAGGATGCAAAGTTCGCAACCAGGAAGTCAATCAAAATTTGTTTGTCGGGATACTTCTTGGCCAACTTAGCAAAGAAGTATTTGTCCTTACGTTGAAAGAACGACTTCTGGGTCGCAGAAGTCTTAAAACTGTATTTGAGTGCGTCATAAGAATCGCTCTCAAAGTGCAGTTTAATACTATTATATATCAAATATGAGTCCCAGGGCTGCATTTTAGTTTATCAATTTCTTGTTTAATATGATCCCTTAGTCTACATTCAAGGTTAATAATTTGATTGGCGATGTAGTGTTTAAGATTGGTCTCATAGGAATTACTGCACTCCTTAACATACATCTGTTCCAAAATCGGAACATGATTTTCTAGAACGGATTGGGCAATCTTTTCCACATACTTATCCAAGGGGTATATACCCGAAACTGTTCCTCTTGTGGCTTGAACTTGAATATGATCCTCGCTACAGGTAACACGTTGCGTGATTGGTGAATTCCACGTGGAGGGAAACGAAAGACTATTAGCTCCAACAGAATATAGCGATGAGGCGCCGTTAACCCAATCATTGGTCATCTGAATCGCCGGCGACTGAACTGCAACGGCTGGAGGCTCTTCCTTTACAGGCTTGGGCTTCGGCTTAGGATATAGCTCTTCAAGTTTTTCAATGAGACTGTCACTGATTGTATTCATATTACATGAAGGAATCTAATGAGTTGCTTTTGGGTAATAGATTGCGTGTCATTGCTTCGGCTTCAATCTTTGATTTAATGACGGGAGAGATGAGTTTACCAATGTCCAATGGGTCGATTTGCTTCTCTTCACAATAATGAAGAACTGCTTCCATATAGGTCATCTTTTCATCAATAACCAATTTTTCAATGATGGTTGCAAGACTTTGTTTCGTGAGGATATTATCGAGGAGCATGGTGGTATTAACGGTGGAGTTCTACGCGTTGAATACGGTAGTTAATGACCGTTTCAGGAAGGTTCATGTCCTTTACAATTTTGGCACGTTCGGGAGAATTGTCGGTTTCATAGTAGTACATGATACCGTATACAAAATGGCTGTTCTTGTACTTATTAAAGTTGAGGAGCTTTTCAATCTGTGCCTCAAATGGCATGTCCGAATAGAATTTTGGTGACGGATTCGTGTCGCTCTTGACTTCAAGAGGATATAATTCATTCAGTTTATCCAAGACGGATTTCTTGCTTCCGATGATGACGGTGCTCATACGAGCAATCGCCATTACATCTATTGGTTCTTTTACTGGAGTGTCCATAATTTTTTAGATTGATACTAACTTGTACTTCTTACCGTCGATCTCAACAACCTTGCCTTCGCAAGATGGTTTGGGTTTAGTGTATTCGTTGAACTCTTTTTCGGACATTAGTTCACCATTAACCCACCATTCTTTATAACTATTAGCCCATTCAATAGCTGGTCCATCAAGGCGATGACGTTTATCATTCACATACCATTCTTTATCACCATCGGCGCATTCGATAGCGGGACCATCTAACCGATGTAATTTATCATTTACCCACCATTCTCTATCGCCGTTAGCGCCTTCAAAGGCGGGTCCGTCAAGGCGGTGCCGTTCCTCTTTATCGTTGAACCATTGAATGTTTTTACCACAGTCGACCGTTACTTTATATGTTTGCATAATTTTAAAGGATTCTGAGGAGCACAATGTCACCATTGATGCGCCCATTTGGTTTTGCAATCTTTGTGGTAAGTTGAGTCCACGCCTTTTCAAGTTGTTTCTCTGTGCTTCCTACGGCAATCGGAATGAATTCATCAGGCTTACGGAGACGGATGCAGCGGGAAGCCACCTCATCAAAGTTCTGGATAGTGGTACCCTTGATAGTAAACCCAGTGGTTACCGTGCAAACATAGTCAAACAGTACCCGAGTCTTTACATTAAAGGCAAGGAGACGATAGGCTCCGACAATGCGAATCGGATTGATGGAGGTAATCTTAAACTCCTCGCTATGCTTGAGGTACTGGAGCTTGGCAATCTGCTTTGTGGCAGCCGTGGGTTTCTTCTCACGTGGAGCCTTTGCCGCTTTGACACTCGTCTTAAACATCGTTAGATCGTCGACCATCGATGATAGTGCATCAATACGTGCGAGCATCTGCTTCTTGGTATAACAGCTGTATGCTTCAGCAAGATACTCGCTGGCACCGGTGTGGGCATCGCTCATTTCCTTAAGTACATCTTGAAGGTATTCTTCCACAAAAGTACACGCCGCCGCAGGGAGTTCATAGTGCTGCATTGATTTGTAGATGGATAAACACTTTACCTCATCACCCGACTTGCACCATTCATCCATAAGCAGCTCAAGGTCCATAATGATTGTCTTGTTGCACTTTGCCCGAAGACGATCCATGGGAGAAATACCACTTGGTTTTTCGGCTACGATAGTTTGCACGGTATCCTTTTGCTTGGTTTTCTTACCTTCGATGATGGCGTTTGCAATGGCTTCTTTTACAAAGATATCGCAGGGTTCAACCTTAGCCGCATCCTCGCGAAGTGTCTTAAGATACCCATTGATACCAGGATGAATTGTTGGCATACCTTTATTGAGACACGTGCAAAGTGCACCGGTGGTCATACCAGGAAAGTAGTCGGGTGCAGCTTTTACTGCTGAAATATCTTCCTTGGTATAGCCATTGTTACCCATCCATTCCAGAACGGCGGGCTTGGTGTCCTTTGCCGTTAGGTAATAGTTGTAGAAATTAAATAACCGAGAATACTCCTTCCAGAATTGTTCCACCGGCCAGGTCTCCCAACCATCCCAGATTGGTTCTTCGCCGGTATAACGAGAGTCGACCGCAGCAACGCCATTTCCCGACTTGCGCCCTTTCTTGCGGTTCTTTGCCGCAGCAGCTTTCAGAATGTGTTCGACAGACATATTAGAGGGTCTCGATAGAGGTAACGGAATCAACTCGGAACGAGCGCCAACCATCATTCTCAATGTCGTAGACGCGAACGGCATCTTCCGACAGATTCAGCTTCTTCTCACCCTTGGGCCAATGGTCCTCTGGAATAAAACGAGCATCCAGAGTTCCGCGGAGTGCCCGAGCCGTACCATCAACCTTAGTAAAGTTGATCAGTACCAGCTTATTATTTTGCAGCGTATCCTTGATTTCAGCGTATGTGTATTTTTTCATTATGTAGATATATTAAAGTGAATTCAGTCAAATGTAAACAACAAAAGCATCGTTTCAAAGGAGCCTACTCAAAGAAGATTCTTT